CGAACTCGAGAAGAAAGCGAGGGAGATCGCCAAGGCGGAATCGGTGACCTTCGAAAAAGGTTTGGATCTCGCCACCGAGCGCAATCCGGAGCTTTATCGGCAGTACAAAGCGGAGACGGTCTAACCACAGACCGCCTCTTGCACCAACTTTCCATCAGGAGGTAATCCATCATGGATAGCAACTTCAAACTTTCTTTCCCCGCCGCATCGGACCTGAAGGCCGCGCAGTTTTATTTCGTTACGGTCCAGTCCAGCGGCAAACTCGCGCTGACCGGAGATGGTCTGCGGGCCGACGGCATTCTGCAGGACAAGCCCGCCGCCGATGGCCGCGCCGGATCGGTCGTGATCGCGGGCCGTAGCCGCGTGGTAGCGGGAGCCGGGTTCCTTGCCGGCACGCCCTTGGCTGCCGATTCTGCTGGCAAGGCTGTCACAGCCACGTCCGCCGAGTACGTCAACGCCTTCGCTTTGCAAACCGCAACGCAGGCTGGCGACATCGTTGAAGTCAACTTCGTCGGTGCCGGCGGCAAGGCGTAAGCCCAAGTAACGGGCCAAAGACCAATCGTTTTCCTCAATCCAAAATTTCACAAGGGGGTACCACCATGTATCCGCAAATTTCTCTTATCCGCAAAGCTGCGCCTACTCCGGGCGATCTGCACGTCGATCGACTGCTGACCAACATCGCCTTGGGGTACGCGCAGGACATGGGCGCGTTCGTTGCGCATCGCGTCTTCCCTATCGTGCCTGTCCAGAAGCAGAGCGACAAGTACGCCGCCTACGAGAAGGCGGATTTCTTCCGGCGCCAGCTTGCCAAGCGCGCGCCCGGTGATCCTTCGCGTCCGCTGTCTTTCAAAATCAACACGGACGCCAACTATTTTGCCGACGTGCTCGCCGGCAACGTGCCGATTCCCCGGGAAACCCAGGTCAACGCCGATGCGCCGTTCAACCCTTCGCGCGATGCGACCTTCCTGCTCCAACAGCAGGCGATGCTTGAACGGGAAATCGAGTGGGCCTCGACCTTCTTCGCAACCGGCATTTGGGGAACCAGCAAGACCGTGAATCCGCTCTGGGACGCGGCCAGCTCCACGCCTCTCCAGGACATCGAAACCGGCATCAAGACGGTGCTCACCAACACCGGCTACAAGCCGAACAAACTGGTCGTCGGATATGACGTATGGAGCGTGCTCAAGAATCACACCGACATCGTTGATCGCGTGAAGTACGGGCAAACGCCGGGTAACCCCGCGATGGTGACGCCGCAGGCGATCGCTGCGCTGGCCGGCGTCGACGAAGTGCTGGTCATGGAAGGCGTCAAGAACACGGCTGCCGAAGGGCAGGCCGCAACGATGTCTTTCATCAGCGGCAAACACGCGCTATTGGCCTACGCCGCGCCGCGTCCGTCGATCATGCTGCCGAGTGGCGGCTACATCTTCACCTGGACCGGCTTCCTAGGCGCGAACGCCTGGGGCTCGCGTATTTCTTCGTGGTGGAGTGACGAACGGAAGTCCGACATTCAGGAAATCGAAATGGCGTATGACATGAAGCTCATCGCCTCCGATGTCGGCTACTTCTTCGACGTCGTGATCTCCTAACCACCATGTACGCAGCCTGGAGGGAGAAACGTCTGGACTATGACAAACGATGGAGCACTGATCCCAGTGTTCAGTTTGTTGTAGCACGGTCCTACCATCATCCAGACGGCATGGTTGTTGGGTCAAAACTCTACCGCATCGGAGAGGTCATACCCAAAGACCGTTTTCAGCCGTATCAACTTCGCAATCAATACGAAGCTCGCAATATTCAGTTAGCGCCAGAAGGGGGAAGCCTTACCGCTTCCCCTGAGTCGCCTGAGCCGCCGGGGGAAGACCCTGACACTTTCCCCGGTCTTTTTTCAACGACTTTCGGCCAGCTTCGGGAGCAGTGCAGGAATCTCGGATTGCCGACCTGGGGTAACAAGAAGCAGCTTCGGGATCGTCTCAACACCGCCCAAGGGGGTACCAAGTCATGAAAATCATCATTCGAATCAGAGGCCCGTTTCTGAAGGTGCTCGAACAGGCCCGCTCTATCATCAACAAAGCCAAGGCCGGCGCGAAGTTCGCCAGCAATTTGATCCTGAATCTGCTGGTGCGGTACTCGGTCGCCGTCAAGAACACCTGGACATGGGAGTGCTACGGGCCGGATGGTGTTCTCAAGTGGCGCGAGGTCGTGCCGAACATCGTTGTGAACGTCGGTCTGGACGATCTGCTGACTCAATACTTCAAGGGCTCGGCCTACACCGCCGAGCACTATGTCGGCCTGAAGAGTACTGGCACGCCGGCTGCCGGCGACACGATGACGTCGCACGCTACCTGGACCGAACTCGTTCCATACTCGAATGCGACGCGGCCCACCTTCACGCCAGGAACGGTATCGGGGCAGAGCGTCGATAACTCGGCCAGCAAAGCCGTCTTCAATATCAACGACAGCTCCACGGTTTATGGCGGCTTTCTGGTGACCGATTCCACCAAGAGTGGAACTGCCGGAGTCCTCTACGGCGTCGCCGACTTCACCGCACAGCGGGCCGTCGAATCCGGCGACACGTTGAACGTGACTGCTACCTGTACGGCTGCCACCGCGTAACATGAAGCCGGCGAGGAGTAAGACCCGCCAGGGCATTCTCGCCGACATCCTCCCGGTGGTAACCGATCCGGACACTGGCGAAGTGGGTTGGAGTCTGATCGGAATTTCGATTTTCTGTAGGTGGCCAGCATGAAAACTCTTTTCGTTTTGATTTCAATGATGCTTGCGAGTTTCGGAAGGCCGATCTTCGCTCAACCGTATCAGTGCTCGACTTTGGGAGAGCAGCGATTACTCGTCTTCATCGTCAATGGGAAGACCACCGTCGAGAAGGCGCACGCGGCGTTTTTCGGGCCTGCCGCCAATTCCCTTGACCAGTTTTTCCGCTATTCTTCCTACGGACAAACGTGGTTTACCGGCAATATTGTTAACGTCACGATTCAGCAGCCCGCTACGTGTGATCCGATCACCGTTCACGATCGGGCGAACGCGGCGGCGCTGGCGCAGGGGGTCAACCTCGATCTCTACACTCGGCGGATCTACGTCGGTGGCGTTGATACATGTTACTGGATGGGGAGCGTGTGGGCGTTCTGGCCCAACAACACCTCATCGGGCGGTACAACTTACACCACATTTTGGCTAAACGGGCTAGGTGTCTGGAATCACGAGATGGGGCATTGTTTTGGATCGACGCATACGGACGGGTCGGACCCAACCGATGTAATGGCCGATCTGGTGTCCCATTTCAACGCGCCACACCGGATTCAGTTTAACTGGCTTGATACGATTCAGAACGTCACGGCCAGCGGGACTTACCTTATCTCGACGCTCGAAAATAAGGTATTTACGCCGCAAGTGCTGCGGATTCAGAAATCGGCGAATGAATGGTACTGGCTCTCTTATCGGCAAGAACCGATGTTCTCTGCCCGGTTGAACGCAGGTGTTCACGTTCACACTTGGACGCCGAATGACGAGTATGGTGTTCATCGCACTCACTTGGTAGATACGACCCCAGAGACGATATACTCATGGGATGCGCCGCTGATTGATGGGGCGAGTTACCACGACTCGGCCATCGGCCTGAAGATTACCCAACTGACGCACACGCCGGAGTTCGCTACGGTCTCGATCCAGTTTGGCGCTGCACCGCCGCCGCCTCCAGATCCCCCACCGCCGCCACCTCCTCCGGAACCGCCGCCGCCGCCGCCGCCACAGCCGCCGCCAGAGCCACCCCCGCCGCCTCCTCCGCCTCCAGAACCGCCCCCGCCTCCGTCAACTCCGGTCGAAGTCTATCCGACGACGGCGACGATCCTGCCGAAAGGTTCCGTCCAGTTCAGTGCAAATCAGGCCGTTAACTGGTCGGCATCGTTCGGGTCAATTAGCGCTTCGGGGCTGTATCGAGCGCCAGGGGCAAACAAGGCCAACATCGTCACCATTCGGGCGACGAGTCAAACGAACCCGGCGCAATCTGCCACCGTAACCGTCCAGATTCAGAAACGGTAAGGAGAAAATATGGCTATCGTGATAGTTGATGGCGGTGAAGCCATCGCCCTTCAGTTATTGGCAAACAAGATCGCAACGCCGGAAAATCTGGTGCTGCGGCTGTACACCAACGACATCACTCCTGGGGAAACAGATGTTGTCGGCACTTATACGGAGGCAACTGGATTCGGTTATGCGGCCAAAACCCTGACTGGGGCGAGTTGGACCGTGAGCGGCACGGCACCAACGCAAATCGCCTACGCCAAGCAGACCTTCACATTCACCGGAGCGCTCGGGAACGTGTACGGGTATTACTATACTCGCCTAAGCACCGGGGATCTGGTTGCGGCGGAACGGTTCACAGACGGCCCGTACAACATTGTAGCGGATGGCGACTTCATCGACGTCACTCCGCAAATCACGGCTGACTAATGGCCGCTTGGCACCAGCACTACGGCTCGTGGTGGATGGTCCAGTGGTCGCTCGATGGGTGGGTATCGCTCGGCGTCCACGTTGATTTCCGGACGCGCAGAAACTCTACCTGCGGAGAGAAGTACGGACCCTACGTGGATCTGCATCTGGGGTGCTTCATCGTGAGCCTCGGAAGGAACCCGGTACGCAGTGGAGAGATTGACCTGAAGGCCAACTGTGGTCGTGGCGGTGAAGCTTAATGGCTGAAGTCGTCAAACAGTTCTCGTACAACTCGACGCTGGAGGACTGGGTTTTCACTCCGGTAGGTTCCGCCACCGGGACCAGGGACACGACCGAAGACTCTCCGAACGACAGTAACGCCGGCACCGGCGTCATGCAGAACCGTACAGCCGGGAAGAACCAGAACACTGCCGGGTCTTACTGGGAGTGGGGCAATGGAACGCTGAACTGGGAAAGCCTTGGCGTACCTGCCGGGGCGACGGTTACCGCTGTCAATCTGGCCTACGATTGGAAATGCTCGGAGTTCAACATAGGGTCTGCGAATGATACCGGCCCAGCCGAACTCCGCGACGGTGCTGGTACTCTCCGTAACACATTTTCGACGGCACTGGGATTTAGTACGACTACTGCGTGGGCTGCCCGGAGTGGAACGGCGATCACTGGGCTTTCGGAGGCGTCCAGCACCACCATCCGGTTGCGAATCACCGGGAGCACTCGCACAGGCGCCTCAAGCAGTGCGGTGGTCACGCTGCGGCAGGACTGGGTGGTCGTCACGATTACCTATAGTGGCGGCGGCACCGGTTACCCTTATGTCGGCAGCGGCGGGATACAGTTCGGCGGCGCGGCCACGACGCGCAAGGGCAATACATATCACTACGTCGGTTCTGGGGGCGTGCAGTTCGCGGGCGCGGCGACGACGAAGGTTTATCACCTTATCGGTGCGTACACTGGCACAGGCGGAATCCAGTTCGCGGGCGCTGCGACCACAAAGGTTTATCATCTCATTGGTTCGTACACCGGCAGCGGGGGGATTCAGTTCGGTGGAGCGGCAACAACCCGCAAGGCGCATGGGTTTGCCTACCTGCCGAACACGCTTTTAAACAATTGGCTTGTCTCTCTGGCTGTGGGACAGAATTCCCCCCGAGGCATGATCCATCTCAGTGGATATCTGTACGTCCTGTGTCAGCAGAGTCCATCTCTTATAGTGAAGATCGAGGTGGCAAACCCGGCCAATCGAAGCGTTTTAACTTTTCCTTCGGATGAGTACCATAACGGGGCATTTGACCTAACATACATTCCGGCTAAAGGCCGTTTGTACGTGACGTTCGGATCTTATTTTTTAGATCAGAAGGTGACGATAGCGGAGGTCAACCCGTCCGATCTGTCATATTCCGACGTCATCAGTGACGCAAATTATTATGGCCCGGACAGTCTCACTTTTGACTCGACTTACCTATACGTCAACGGATGGACGGACGATCCGCTGGGGCCTCATATTTTGCGCTACAGCCTCACTGATTTCAGCTTTCAGGGAGTCATTGATACGTCTGATTGTTTTAATTCCCTTCGCTACGACGGGACAAAGTTGTATGGCGTTGACAGAGCCAGCCCCAATCCCGCAAGCGTCTTCCGAATCAACACTTCTACATGGGCCATAGAAGAGGAAGCCCAACTTCCAGCCGGTTGCGGGGCGGGTGCAACCGCCATGGCCTTCACCACAGACTATCTGTGGGTCGGCATCGCGGGGGCAAGTACATACCGTGGCAGCGTGGTCCGTGTTCTGAAGTCTGATCTGACTTCCTCAACCGTTATCAACACTGGGACATCCATGCCCTGTAATGGGGTGTTTTGTGATGGAACCTATGTATGGGCCTTATTAACTTATCCTTCGCGCTTGGCGCGGATCAATGCCAACACGCTCAGGGTCGATATTTTTCCGTTTTCAAATGGGCAAGATGCTGCAACCAAGATGGCATTGTTTGGCTATACTCCCCCATTGGTGGATGATGAAACGGGGTACTTCGCATTTGCTGCGAGTCCGGCGAAAGTTTCCGCAATTACATTAACGGGTCTCGTCACTGGCCTTGAATTCGGCGGGGCGGCGGTTACGGCGTATACGGCGGCGGGCGGTAACATCTACAATGAATCGTTTTCGATAGGCGTCAGTCAGGGATTGTCGAAGGCGGCGGCGCTGAATGCTGTTGGGGCTTTCTCGCTTGCGGGCTCGGCGGGCATTCAGAAGTCAAGCCAACTTGACGCACTGGCGTCTTTTTCCGCCGCCATTACTGCCGGGATCACGAAGCAAGGCGTAACCATCATCCCGGTTTCGACCAGCCTCGAGATAACTGCCGGCTTCTCGGAAATCGGCGGTTTGAATCTCGATGGGGCATTCACGCTGGCTGCACAAGCTGGCCTGAGTGCCGCTGGCGCGCTCCTGATTTATCGGGCTCTCGCGCTGGCGGCATCGAGTGGTCTTTCCGTCGAGGCGGCGAATCAGCTACTTGCTTCGCTTGGGCTCGACGTCAGCGCGATAACGGCGATCGACGGGGCTCTGGACATTCCGGCGACGTTCACTGCGGCGGTTCAAGCGGCTGTCACGGCGGCTGGCGGTTTGAATCTCGATGAAGGATTCAGCGTTGCGGCACAAGCCGGGTTCTCGGCGGGCGTGGCTCTCGTCATTCCGGTCAACATTTCCCTCGGCGGTGTCGCGGGGGTTTCTGCTTCGAGTCAACTGGAGGCGGTCGCCGCGCTGACGTTCCCGGTCGCCAAGTCGCTTCAAGTGACTCCGCAACTGGTGATCGACTCGGCCCTGGCGCTGGCCGGCGTGCTCGATCTTGCCCTCGTTGGTGGCGGTGATTTCACCGAGGCGTTGACGCTGGCGGTCCAATCCGGCGCACTCCTGGCCGGTTCTTTGGCGATTCCGGCAGTATTTCAGCTTCAACTATCTGCGGACCAAGAGCTTCAGGCACAGGCCCTTTTCGAGTCCGGATTGAATCTGGCCGCGCAGGTCGATCAGGGTGTTTCCGGCGTCATCGAGATTGATAAGGCTTTCTCGCTTGGAGTCCAAGCGGATCAGCAAATCGCTGGCGGGATGGCTTTTAGCGGAACCTTTTCACTTGACGCAGAAGCGGGGCAATCATTTCTAGCCTCCGTGGACTTCGGCGCGTATTTGAACCTGGGAGCACAGGCCGGTGTCGGCGTGATACCGCAATTGATCGCGGTCGCGGCATTCTCGCTTGATGCGACCCTGGCCGCGCAGCTTCGGGGCAATCTCGAGATCGGCGCGGCGCTTACTCTTTCTGTTACGGTCGCGGCGCAGATCGAGGGCGAACTTCAGGTCGTTCAGATTCCCGCCGAATTGGTCATTACCGACGAGGCGCTGGTTAGTCTCACGCTCGGCAATAGCGTCGCCTTGGCGGTTCTTCTGATCTCCGATAGTGCAGAGGCTGATATTCAAGCAGGTACAACGATGGCAACTTACGACATTGGCGATGTCGCCAAGCTGACGGCGACGATCGCGGTAGACAGCACTCCAACCGATCCCGCAACGGTCCAGGTGACGGTAAATAAGCCTTCCGGCGCAAGCAAAACCTACGTCTTCGGAACTGATCCCGAGGTCACCAAGCCCGCCGTTGGTTCCTACTTGGCCGCGATCCCGATCGATGAATCCGGCATCTGGTGGTACGAGTGGGCCTGCACGAATCCGAACGGGACCGAGGAAAACTCGCTGACCGTTCGGACGAGCAAGGTGTAAAACATGGCTTTCAACTACAGCGGCGATCCGACCTCCTCGACGCGGGATGAAGTGCGCTTTCTGATCGGGGATACCGACTCAACCGACGCGCAGCTTCAAGATCTGGAAGTCGATTACTTGCTGACCAAATACACGACGGCGGCGAAGGCGGCGCTGGCTGCCTGCCTCGCGCTCGCTTCCAAGTATGCACGGTTTTCCGACAAGGCCGTGGGCGATCTCCGGATTTCCTACTCGCAGCGCCAGAAACATTATCTCGATCTGGCGCGAGAGCTTCGGGCGCGCGTTGCCGTCCGGCCCTACGCCGGGGGCCTGTCCGCCTCTGAGAAAGAATCCGTCAACGATGACACCGACCGGATCGTGCCGGCCTTCCAGCGCGATCTCGATACCAACACAAGCACATGAGTTTCATCGACGATTTGAAGGATCTGATGCCGCACGCGGTCACCCACAAGCCAGTGACCACTCGCGATCAGTATGGCAAGCCGCCGCTCGGCAGCGGTACCGACTACACGGCGCGAGTCGTCTACAAGGCACAGCGGATCTCCAGCCAGCGCCAGGGGGCTACCGGCGACGTGATCGCGGCGGGGCACGTCATTCTGGCCGGCACGCCGACCATCGGGCTCGATGACGAGATCTCCGAAGGCGGTACGGCGCTCGGCCTGATTCATCGAGTAGATCGCCTTAGCGATGAAACTGGGGTGATTTACGTCAAGGTCTATTTCGGAGCGAGCTAAATGGCAAAGTTTCACATCGACGTGCAGGGCTTGGATCAAGCCAGTCGGCGGGTTCTCGCCTATCCGCTGACAGTGCGCCGTGCAGTCAAGGGCGTGCTGGCCGAATCCGCCGAAGTGATCATGACCGAATCGAAGCGGATCGTGCCGGTTGACACCGGAACGCTGATGAACTCGGGCCATGTGCAGCCGGTGAAAGAGGATGCTTCTGGACAGATCAGCGTGACACTCGGATACGGCGGGCCTGCCGCCAAGTATGCCGTCGAGGTCCATGAGAATCTGGATCCGCGCATCAACTGGCAGCGTCCGGGCTCGGGGCCGAAGTATCTCGAGCGCCCGGTGAAAGAGGACCAAGGCAAGATTCCAGGCCGGATCGCTACTGCGGTCAAGGGGCTGATTCGCTGATGCTGCTCGACGACATTCGCGCCAAGCTCTCGGCTGCCGGCGTGTTCGATGGCTCTACCTGGACATGCTATTCGGGGTACCTGCCCGACGATCAAGATCAGGTGATCGCGCTGTTTGAGACACCGGGGCTGCCGCCCGATACGCTTGGGCGGGAAAACGAGCAGCCGTCCTTTCAAGTCCGGATTCGCGGAATGCGGCTCGATTACGCCACGGCGCGCGCCAAGGCGCAAGCTGCCTTCGACTGCCTCCAGGATGCTCAGGCAGGCGCCGGGCTTCTGAGTGGCTACACGTTCATCCAGGCGCAGCACAGCGGGCCGCTGTATTGGACCGATGACAAGCAGCGACCGAATTTTACCTACAACTTTAGGGTGCATAAGACCGCATGAATCGATTGACTGTTGTTATCCCGGTCCGCAAGGGCGGCTTTCCGGAAATCACCCTGCGGACGCTGGCGCAGCAGAGCTATCAGGAGTTCGAAATCGTCGTCGCTTGGGACGAACAGGCTAACGCGAATTGGGCGCGCAATCAGGGCTTCCGGTTGGTCCGGACGCCGTTCGTCCTGTTCAGCGATGACGATATCGAATGGGAGCCGGAAGCACTACGGGCGCTGATGGCGACGCTGAACAATCACCCCGAGGCCAGCTACGCTTACGGCGCCTATGAACTCGACAATGGGATCCACTGCGATCAGCGGTTCGATGAACAGAAGTTG